GTTGGCGTCAGGCCCTTTCGGGTTTTAGCAAAGAGGCTCTCATGGGCCTCCGGCCATCTGTGACGAACCAAACAGTTCTCCATTCCCCCTCCTGCGACAGGACATCCTTGGACACCCGGCCAGCATCTAGATACATCAGATACTTAGCCCAGTGCCTTCTGGCATGCATGTCGCGTAGTGTTGGAGTGCGCAAAGCACTCTTGAACTCGTAACCTTTCACAAGGTAGAAGTTCGTAGGGTCAATGTGGAGCTCAAGGAACGTTTCGAGCAACACACCGTCCTCAACAACCGGTCGATCCCGCAGCACCTTCGGTGTAATGAAGAATGCGGGGAAGTCATGTTGGAAGGGTCCCTGGTGTCTCTCCCTGTCGCTTCGCGGACTCAAACTCGAGTCAAACGTCGCTAAGGGACCACCATGCAAGGCTGTCGGTAAGACACGAAGGAACGAGCTGTAAAGCGCACGGAACATAGCATGATCCTGTGACAAGACGTAAGCCTTGTTCATAAGGGTCACACAATCACCGATGGTGTGGGGCCACAAAAAGTCGTAAGACTTCACGTAACCTTCACCACGGTGGTAGTTAGCTCCGCAAGACTCTCTAAACGGACCGGTGACAAACGATTTTTCTTCGTTCACCACAAAGCCGACCTCCGTGAGGAGGGAGATGAGGTTTTCAGCCTGCAAGGGATGGATAGTGATATCGTCCCCAAAGACTGTAGCCTCAGTGTCTAGTTCCTTACACAGCACTGTCAAAATAAGAGTCATGAGTTCGAACGTAAACCCATTCCCCATCGACGAGATTTTCTTCGTGACGTGGTAATGTCCGTCAGGTCCTAGGACCATAGCGGATCTGGTTTGCTCGAGCTTCTCATAAAACCATTTTGGGAAAAGGAACTTAACCAGACTAATACTAACACTGTCAGATGCGTTTGACAGGTCAATGGTCGCCCAGCGATCCGGTTCAGACACTTTGCAGCGATGGATATCGCTTAGGTGGTCCAAATCAATGCCGAACTCCGCGAGGAGCAAAGCACGGATCCCTTCTCCAACCACAGACTGCGTCAGAGTGTTACCAAAACATTCAACGTTAATCGGTCTCCGTTTGTCGTTGTTCTTCGGGACGGTTGAAAACCGCGAGCCTTGCTCGAACTGAGTAATAAACCTCAGTTTTTCCTTGAACACGATGAAGCCTATTCGGCTACGGACGACGGGTCCTCCAACAAAGGCATGCTTGGTTGCATGCTCGTAGAGGAGTTTGTCGGCTTGTTGTTGCGACAGATCAAAATTGTGGCGTCTGAACCACCGGCCATATCTGGCCTTTGCACTATTTCTGAGGCCGCGCACGGAATATACCAACTTGGCAAACTCGTCAAAGTTGGAATATGTGCAGGTCCACTCGGAGGCGCTAAGTCGCGCCTCAAGGCTGTTTCGGCCGCGAGTGGGAGAGAATTCGGAAC